ACGTCTGCGACTAAAAGTGCATCAAGCATGGGTAGCAAAGTATCCAGTGCCATGGGTACAATTGGCAAAGTGACTACTGCGGCTGGTGTGGCAACAACTGCAATGGGTGTTAATGCGTTAAAGTCTTACGGTACATTTCAGCAGTCACTTAATAAAGCCGCTATTATTGCTGGTGGTACGTCTAAGGATATTGGACAATTATCAGATATGGCTAACAGAATGGGTGCTGAATTACCACTTAGTGCACAAGACGCAGCCGATGCCATGGTTTCAATGGCACAAGATGGTGCGTCTATTAAAACGATTACCAAGGAGTTCCCAGCAATTGCGGAAGCTGCAACTGCGACTGGTGCCGATCTACAAACAACAGCCGGGACAGTTCAACAATCTATGAACATTTGGGGAGATAGTCTTAAATCTCCAGCACGTGCAGCAGCAATCTTAACTCAAACAGCTAACTTATCTAATGCAAGCATCGAAGATATGTCTGGTGCTATTGCCAATATTGGTGGGGTAGCCAAAAACGCTGGTTACGGCATGGGAGACATGACAGAAGCAATTGGGTTAATGACGAACAAAGGATTTACTGCGCAGCGTGCTTCACAAGATTTAGCTCATGCAATCATTGCTATACAAGCTCCAAGTGACAATGCTCAAGGGGTCATCAGCGCATTAGGGCTTAAATTTACAGATGCAAGCGGTAGAATGAAACCATTACCACAAATCTTACGTGATATATCTAAAGCCACAGATGGTATGTCACAAAGCCAGAAAGTTGCGGCTTTAAAAACAATGGTTGGCACTGCTGGTATGCAAGCTTTACTACCTTTGTTAGATTCAGTTAATGATAAAACTGGTAATACAGCTACCTCTTGGGATGCTTATGCTAAAGCACAAGATAAAGCTAGTAGCTCAGGCGCTGTTGCTACCAAGTTTTTAAAAGACCAAGCCAATGAAATGCAACAAAACATTGGATCTAAGATTGAACAAATCGGTGGTAATTGGGAATCATTACGTAACAAGTCACTTGCAGCTAAAGGTGGCGTAAACAGTGCGATGGTTGACATGATTAATAAAACCATCACATGGGCAACTGAAAGCAATAGCAGTATTGCACAAGTCGCTAGAAGCTTCATTGGATTATCACCAGTTATTGGCCCAGCTGTTACAGCAACAGGCGGTTTTATTACTGCTGCTAGTAAAATATCCGGCGTTGCGATTGGTGCTGCTAAAGGCTTACTTGGAATGGGAAAAAGTGTTATTGGACTGCCAGCTAGATTACTCGGAATTGGCAGTGCAAGTAAAACAGCAACCGAAGCGGTAACACCACTAGGAGCAGTAACCAGAACTAGCGCGAATGCTGCAGCGGCTTCTGCAGCTAACTTTTTATCATTAGGTGCAGCAATCGCACTAATTGGTGTAGGTGTGCTGGCAGCTTCTACCGGTATTGCAATTCTGGTTCAATCTGCAATTAGCCTTGCGCAAGCTGGTAGTGGCGCACAAGATGTGATGGCTGCATTAGCATTCGGGATCATTGCTGTTGCCGGGTCATTTGCATTGCTTGGGCCACTATTAACAGCTAATGCTGTTGGTATTGGTGTGTTCGGTACAGCTGTATTGGCAGTTGGCGTTGGCGTAGCCGCATTCGGATTAGGTGTTAAAGAAGTTGCTATAGCTATATCGACACTTTCGAGTAATGTTAATAGCATTGTGCCAGTGTTATCAGCAATGGGCGTTGGATTTGCAGCTATGATGGCTGGATTCGTTACTACAACAATAGCAGCTGTCCCACAAGTTGTCAGTGCAATCTTAGGCATGATGACTAACTTGATGAACACGATTGCTTCGAATGCGCCATCTATTGCGTCCGCATTTTCTAACATGATGATTAGCTTAATGACAGCAGTATCTGTGCACGCACCTGCAATCGCATTGGCGTTTACAACGATGCTTGTTTCAGTTATGAACGCTGTAACTCAAAACGCACCTGCCATTATTACATCGTTTTCTGATATGTTGATTGCATTAATGACTTCGATTCAAACGAACGCGCCAGCTTTAATTGCTTCGTTCACGTCTATGATTGTTAGTTTGATAAATTCGTTAACATCAGCAATTCCATCGTTGGTAGCGGCAGGCGTTGGATTTGTGGTTGCACTGATTGGCGCAATTGGCAGCCAAGCACCAGCATTACTTGCAGCTGGGATTGCATTGGTTGGACAACTAGCACAGGCATTTGTTACTGAAATGCCTATCTTGATTCAGATTGCTGGAGCGACGCTGGCTGCAGTGATTGCTGTACTGGCTACTTATGCTGGCCAGATGACTGCGATTGGCGGAATATTGCTTCATGCTTTAGCTGCTGGATTCACTGGTCAACAGTATGATGCTATTGGAGCAGCTACTGAAGTTATACAATCTTCAGGTGCAGCTGCATCTGCTGCTGGGCAAGCCGCATTTAGCGCTGCTGGTGGCAATGCAGCTATTAGTTCCGCACAAGCTATCGCTAACAGCACTGGCAAGCATCAATCAGCAGGTGCTGCAGTTGGTAAAGCTGGTGCTTCTGGTATTAGTTCAACGTCTGGATATTTCACTTCAGCTGGTTCAAACAATGGTAGTGCGGCTGCTAGTGGGTTAAGCAGTAAAACAGGTAGTGCGCAATCATCAGGATCATCAGTTGGCCGTTCGGGCGCTTCGGGAATTAGTTCAACAGCAGGATACTTTACTTCCGCTGGTTCTAGGAACGGTGGTGCAGCTGCTAGCGGTATCAGTAGCCGTACTGGTAGTGCTAGCTCAGCTGGTTCTAGGCTGGGTAGCGCTGGTGCTAGTGGTGCTCGTGGGCAGCAAGGGGCTTTTAGTTCAGCCGGTAGCTTCCTTGGATCAGGGTTGGTAAATGGTATTAGTAGCATGTTTGGTGCTGTTATGTCAGCAGCAGGCAGTTTGGCTAACGCTGCTGCGAACAGAATTAGAAGTGCACTGAAAATTCACTCACCGTCACGTGTTACCTACGCATTTGGTGGTTACTTCGGTGCTGGATTTATAAACGGTATGAAATCAACAACCGTTGATGTTTCTAAAATGTCAACTGCACTTGCTGATAGTGCCGTATCTGGATTGAATAGTGTAGATACTAAAAATTTTACTGACAGTATTAATTCAGTTGCCAGTGATATAAAAACTGGTGATTTGTCAATGCAAGCTGCTAGTTATCAAGGTGGAAGCATTGATCAGAACATCGATACTAATAATTGGGTTAAGCCAACATATATCGTTCATAATGAATTGGTTGGCGACAAGATTCGTACGATTGTTAGTCAAGGACAAGCAGACGACCAAGTTAGCAGCAAGTTTTTTATGAGTTAAAAATGTAGTATAATGAATTAAAGCCTGCCAGTGTATGGCGGGCTATTTTTTATACAGGAGGGGAAAAGATGGACTTACTAATCGAAAAAGGCGACAAGCGCACTTACCTTAGCAGATATAAAGTGATTACGACATCGTTCGAAGAAAGCTCGCCATCGGTCAAACGTAACAATACGCAGATTCAATACCGCAACGGCAATGTTGATTTTGGCGGTTGGCATGAAGCTAAAAAAATTGATTATGTTGGCTATTACCGTGCTGACGACATTGATGAAGAAGAAACGTTCCGCGAAAAAATCTATGCACTGTTATCCGATCCAGATGGGTATTACATCACGCAATTAAAAAACGATAATGACAACAGCTATGAACGCCCAGGAGAGAACACTGGCGATTATTTTGAAAAGCAGGTTAATCGGCCAAGCCATAAACGTTTTTATGTTTATGCTAGTTCATTAGAATCTGAATTGGTTGGTTCATATGGTGGCCATGTTTTATATAAAATTAGTGCTAAGTTTACAACAATGAAATTGCCTTACGGTGAAAGCGTACCGCGTGATTTAGTAATTAATAATGGGATTATCCCGTATGCTGGAACAGTGATTTGTAATCAACTTGAACAGGGATTTACGGTTGAATTCACTGCAAAAGAAGCTGGATCTAATTTAAAAATATCATTAAATGGAACTGATTTCATTGCGCCTGGGAATGTGTCTTCAGGAGATGTTTTTAAATTGTCTGGTTATGAATACTTGCGAAATGGTATTAGTATCGTAAAAGCTACTAACAAGGCTTATTTTAAACTATTACCAGTTATTGCAAACAAAATTTCTAGTTCAATCGCAGGTGAAATAAAAATTTTAAACTTTCAAAACTTATACGCTTAGGTGGTGATTAATTAATGACTATTTTTAGAGATATTAAAAACAATGAATACGTTGCTGACACTGAAATAAAACTAACTGAAGGCGTTAATGGTGAAAAGTCATTAACAGGAACGATTTATTTTGGTAATGATGTAAAGAAAAACCTTGCTAAAGGTTGGACGATGGTATTCAATAACGAAGAATATGCTATCGTAACGTTCAGACATAATGATACAGATAACACAGTATCATTTTCAGCCGTTCAAATGTTTTTCTACACGTTAAGCATTAAAGCATTTCATGAAAAGTGGAATGGATCACACCCATTAAACGAATATTTAAACGCTATTTTTAAAGATTCTGGGTATTCATACAACAACGAAACATCAGCAGCTGCATTTGAAAAAGAAAACTGGGGGTTGAAAGATAAATTA